GTGACGCGCGACCGCGAAGCTACACTAGTGACTCGTCGGTCACTAAGTGCCTATGCCATACCTCCTTTCCGCCAACCAGTACGCCCGTCATAGGGGGGTCAGCCCCGGTGCCGTGCTGGCTGCGATTCGTACCAAGCGTTTGTTGAAATCGGTAGACCGGCTGGGTACTGCCTATCAAATAGATCCAGACCTGGCCGATGCTGAGTGGAACCAGAACACGGACCAGAACCGCGGCTACCCAGCGCAAGTCAAAAAGGTCGAAGAACAGGTCGCCGAGAAGATTGAGGAACCGGGTCCTCCCGAGGCGGTGGCCACACGCCCCATCTCCTACGCCGAAGCCCGCGCTCAGCACGAACGCTTCAAAGCTAGACTGGCAGAGCTCGAGCTTGAGCAACGCGAGGGCAAGCTGGTCGAGGCCGAGGCTGCGAAGAAGGAGGCATTTAGGATTGCTCGTTTGGTGCGGGACGCGATGCTAAACATTCCTGACAGGGTCGCCGCCGAATTGGCCGCGGAGGGCAACCAGTTCAAGGTGCACCAGCGGCTCACGCAGGAGATCCGGCGAGCGCTGGAGGACATGAAGCTTGAATGACGGCGCGCTGGTCTACCGGGAAGCGTTCCTTGCTGGGCTGACCCCGGATCCTGACCACACAGTCAGCAGCTGGGCCGACGAGCATCGGATGTTGAGCCAGAAGGCATCTGCCGAGCCTGGCCGGTGGCGCACGGAACGGACGCCGTACTTGCGCGAGATACTTGACTGTCTGGGCTCGAGCAGTCCGGTGCAGCGGGTGGTGTTCATGGCCGGTGCCCAGGTGGGCAAGAGCGAGACCGGGAACAACTGGCTGGGCTACGTCATCCATCACGCGCCTGGCCCCATGCTGCTGGTCCAGCCGACGGTGGACACGGCAAAGCGGTTCTCAAAGCAGCGCTTGGCGCCTATGATCGAGGAAACGCCGATCCTGCACGAGCGGATCGCCGCGAACGCCAGCCGGGACGGCGGGAACTCGATGATGACGAAGGAGTTCCAAGGCGGCGTGCTGATCATCACCGGCGCGAACTCAGCCGCTGGGCTCCGATCGATGCCGGTGCGGTACCTGTTCCTCGACGAGGTCGATGCCTACCCATCGGACGTGGACGGCGAGGGAGACCCCGTACAGCTGGCCGAGAAGCGCACGACGACGTTCTCGAGGCGCAAGGTGTACCTATGCTCGACACCGACGATCAAAGACGTGAGCCGGATCGAGCGGGAGTTCCTGACATCAGACCAGCGCCGGTACTTCGTCCCGTGCCCGCACTGCGGCCACAAGCAGTGGCTCCGCTGGGCACAGATCAAGTGGCACGACGACGACCCTCAGACGGCGGCTTACGCTTGCGAGGAATGCGGCGTGCTGATCGAGGAGCGATACAAGTCGGAGATGCTGGCCGCGGGTGAGTGGCGAGCAACCGCCACGAGCGACGGCCGCACGGCGGGGTTCCATCTGTCGAGCTTGTACAGCCCGTTGGGGTGGAAAAGCTGGGCCGAGGTCGTGGCTGAGTTCCTGGCGGCAAAATCGGACCCGTCGCTGCTGAAGACCTTCGTGAACACGGTGCTGGGCGAGACGTGGGAGGAGGACTATTCGGCGAAGCTTGGCGCGGCTGATCTCCGGAACCGGGTGGAGTTCTACCAGTCTGGGGTTGCGCCTGCGCGGGTGTTGACCGTGACGGCTGGTGTCGATGTCCAGGACAACCGTATTGCAGTGTCACTGTACGGCTGGGGCCGCGACGAGGAATGCTGGGCGCTGGACCACATGGAGATCTATGGCGACCCGGCGAGTCCGAAGCTCTGGGCGCAGCTGGACGAGGTGCTGCTAAAGCCTGTTGCGCATGAGCTTGCCGAGCCGATCAAGATCTCGGCGGCGGCGATCGACTCAGGTGGACACTTTACGAACGAGGTGTATGCGTACTCGCGCGACCGACGTGCGCACAACGTGTTGGCGATTAAAGGTCAGTCGCAGCGCGGCAAGCCTCCGATCGGCAAGCCCACCAAGGTGGACTTCAACTGGAAGGGGCGGGTGATCAAGTCGGCTGCCGAGGTGTACCCGGTGGGCTCGGACACGATCAAGTCGACGATTTATGCGCGGCTGAAGCTCAATGCGCCTGGCGCTGGGTATCTGCACTTCCACGGCGAGCTAAGTGACGACTATTTCGAGCAATTAACGGCTGAGAAGCAGGTAACGCGCTATGTGAAGGGCTTCCCGGTGCGTGAATGGGTGAAGAAATCGGGTGCCAGGAACGAGGCGCTGGACTGCGCGGTGTACGCCTATGCGGCGCTGCAATGGCTATATACCCGGTACAACCGCAGGACGATCTGGGATCAATTCGAGCGAACGCTGCAGATCGCTGCCCCAGTGGTCGAGAAGCCCAAGGTAGAGGAGCAGCAACAGGTCGTAAGGCGTCCCCAGCGTAGAATACGGTCAAATTTCATCTCTCAATGGTGACCTATGGGCGTGCCAGCATCGATCTACGCCGGCGACACGGTTAAGTTCAATATTCCGGTCACGCCGGACTACTCAAGCGCGGCCAGCTGGGTGGGCACGTTTGTGATCAAGCACGACTCGGGCAATGATGCACTGTCGATCACCGGTGTCGCGGACGGATCCGGCGGCTGGAACTTCACGCTATCGACGGCGCAGACCGCAGCGCTGACGCGGGATCCGCACTGGTATCAGCTCTACGTCACGAAGGCCGGCGAGCGGTTCACGCTCGAGCAGGGCTCGATGCTCATCATCGGCAACATTGGCGCGGCGGGCAATCACTACAACGGCCGCAGCCAAGCTGAGATTGACCTTGAGGCCGTGCAGGCGGCGATGCGCACAAAGATCTCGGGTGGCGCGGTGGCCGAGTACACGATCGGCAACCGGTCGCTGAAATCGATGCCTATGACGGACCTGATTGCGCTTGAGAATAAGCTCAAAGCTGATGTAGCGAAGGAAGCCCGTGCCGAGCGGATTGCGAAGGGATTGAACAGTGGTCGGGCGGTGTACGTCCGTTTCGGGGGTTGAGATGGGTTGGCGAGATTGGTTCAAGCGCAAGACTGAGGTTAAGGTTGTCCGCAAGTTCCAGGGGGCTGTGTACGACCGCTTGGTGTCGGACTGGATGGCTAGCAGCAACTCGCTGGACGCTGACCTGCGGAAGGACCTCAAGACGCTGCGCCAGCGTGCTCGAGACCTCGGGCAGAACAACGATTACGTCCGGAACGCGCTGCGGGTGATCGAGAACAACGTGGTCGGTCAAGGCATCAGCATGCAGGCGTCGGTGCGCATGCGCCGCGGTGGCCGCATGGATGATGCTGCGAACTCGGCGATCGAGGCCAGTTGGGCCAAGTGGAAGCGGGCGCGGTACTGCCATGTGGCTGGGATTCTGTCGTTTGCTGACATCGAGCGCTTGGCTATTCGGTCGGCGGCTGAGTCGGGCGAGGTGTTCATTCGGATGGTGCGCCAGGCGATGGGTGGTGGGCGCGTGCCGCTCTCGCTTGAGGTTATCGAAGCCGATCGACTGGACGTGGATCTGAACGAAGTTGCGCGGAACACCGGCAACGACATCCGCATGGGCATCGAGCGTGACCAGTGGGGCCGACCGGTCGCGTATCACTTCCGAGTGCAGCACCCTGGCGACTACCCGCTAGCTACCGGCACAACGGACAGCCGCACTGTGCGCGTGAGCGCCGACGAGGTGCTGCACTTGTACCGGGTTGAGCGGCCGGGTCAGACCCGCGGGTTCCCGTGGATCGCGTCGGCGATCATGCGCATGCACCACCTCAACGGCTACACCGAGGCCGAGGTGATCGCGGCCCGTGCTGAAGCCTGCCGGATGGGGTTTATCACGTCGCCTGAAGACGACGCGATGCAAGACGTAACGATGGATGACCAGCCGGTGTCGAACTTTGAGCCGGGCAAGATCGAGCGCTTGTTGCCGGGTGAGACGTACCAGGAAGCCAAGCCGGCGCGTCCAGGTGGGCAGTACGAGCCGTTCGTTCGCGCGATGCTGCGGTCGATGGCGGCGGGGATTGGGGTGAGTTACGCAACCCTGAGCCGTGATTACTCGGAGTCGAACTACTCGAGCAGCCGGCTGTCGCTGCTGGACGACCGCGACCAGTGGCGCGTGCTGCAAAGCTGGATGATCGAATGCTTCCATCGCCGGGTGTTCGAGGAGTGGCTTGACCGGGCGGTGTTGTCGGGTGAGCTGCAGCTTGCGCAGTACGAGCTGAACCCTGCGCCGTTCCGTGAGGTGCGCTGGATTCCGCGCGGCTGGCAGTGGGTGGATCCGGCCAAAGAGATGGGCGCGTACAAGGAAGCGGTGCGCTGCGGGTTTACGACGTTGGCTGATGTCGTGGCTCAGCAGGGTGGCGACCTTGAGGATCTGATGCAGCAGCGCCGCCGCGAGCTGGACATGGCCGAAGCGTTGGACTTGGCGTTTGATACAGATCCGCACGAAACGATGGAGAACGGCGAGCCGCAGCCGGAGGACATTGAGGAAGACGCGGCAGAAGAAACGCCAACCTGATAAAATTCCTCTATGCAATCGGGTGAAACGATGGAAAAACTTGAATTGCCGGTCCTGACGCGGGCGGCGTCCACGGAAGCTATTACCATTGACGCAGAGTCGCGCACAATGGAGTTTCCGTTTTCGAGTGAGCTTCCTGTCGAGCGTTGGTTTGGCGATGAAGTGCTGTCGCACAACGCTGGCGCTGCGGATCTCAAGCGGCTGAACGATGGCGCTCCGCTGCTGTTCAATCACAACATGGACGAGATCGTCGGTGTTGTCGAGCGTGCCTGGATTGACAAAGACAAGCGCGGATACGCCAAGGTACGGTTTGCCAAGACTGCTCGAGCCGACGAGGTGATGGGCCTGGTCAACGACGGCATTCTGCGCAATGTGTCGTTTGGCTATCGCATCATGGACATGGTCGAGAGCAAGAAGTCCGGCCAGTCAACGTACACGGCGACAAGTTGGGAAGCCTATGAGGTTTCAGTGGTCACCATTCCTGCCGATCCAACAGTCGGGATCGGCCGGGCGGAGGCCAATGAGAAGCGCGCGGTCAATCTGACGCGCGAGGATCCACCGGCACAGCCTGCCGAAACCACCAATGAGGACACTATGTCTGAGCAAACCGTCGATATCCAGACGATTGCGACGCAGGCTGCAGAAGCCGAACGGTCGCGTATCGCCTCTATCTCCGCGCTGGGCGAGCGCTTCAAGCAGCAAGACCTCGCGCGAACCTTGATTGATTCTGGCAAGAGCCTTGACGAGGCCCGCGCCGCTATTCTGGAGAGCATTTCCGTGGAACAGAAACCTGTCACTGGTACTGAAACCGACATCGGCCTCACGCAGAAAGAGGTTCGTGAGTATTCCTTCCTCCGCGCCATGAACGCGCTGGCCAACCCCGGCGACCGCGCTGCATGGGAAGCTGCTGCGTTTGAGCGTGAGGTGTCTGAGGCCGGTGCCAAAGCTGCCGGCAAGTCGAGCCGCGGCATCTTCGTGCCCAGCGAGATCCTGCGCAACAAGCGTGACCTGACTGCTGGCACCAACAACGCTGGTGGCTTCACTGTCGCCACCGACCTGTTGGCCGCTTCGTTCATCGAGATGCTGCGCAACCGCGCGGTGGTGATGCGTTCTGGCGCGACCATGCTGTCTGGCCTGGTGGGCAATGTGGCGATCCCTAAGCAGTCTGCTGCGGCGACCGCGTACTGGGTGGCTGAGAACTCGGCTCCGACCGAGTCGCAGCAGACCCTAGCGCAGGTGACGATGAACCCGAAGACGGTCGGTGCGTGGACGGATATCAGCCGCCGCTTGCTGAACCAGTCGTCGATCGACGTTGAGGCAATGGTTCGCCGCGACCTGTCGTCAGTTATCGCGCTTGCGATTGATGCGGCTGCGCTGTACGGCTCTGGTTCTAGCAACCAGCCGACCGGTATCAAAAACCAGACTGGCGTCAACACCAAGGACTTCGCTGCGACTAACCCGACGTTTGCGGAGTTGGTGGCGATGGAGACCGAGGTTGCGACCGACAACGCCGATATCGGCACGATGGTCTACCTGTTCAACCCGGCGCAGCGCGGTGCTCTGAAGACCACCGAGAAAGCGACCAACACGGCTCAGTTCGTGTGGGAGCCTGGCAACACGGTCAACGGCTATCGCACTGAGACCTCGAACCAGGTGACCGCCGGCGACGTGTTCTTTGGCAACTTTGCTGACCTGCTCATCGGCATGTGGGCTGGCCTTGACCTGATGGTTGATCCGTACTCCGGTTCGACCGCCGGCACGGTCCGCGTCGTGGCGCTGCAGGACATCGACATTGCGGTTCGCAATGCAGTGTCCTTCTGCTACGGCGACGCTGACATCGCCTGATAGTCGAAAAGACTAGGCGGGCCGGGGGAAACCTCGGCCCGTTTCGCATGCGCGTCTTGATTCTCAGCACGACGATGGCAGATGGAAGGCTGGTCAAGGCCGGCACTCAGCAGGAGATATCTGACGCTGATGCTGAGATTTTGATTGAGGTGGGCAAGGCTCGCTTAATCACGCAAGCCAAGCCTGAAGTGGTGCAACCGCAGAAACGCAGAGGCCGTAAGCGTGGCGCTCAGTGAGAATCTGGACGTGTTCCTGCAGACCACCGAGTTCGCGGTGGCTGTCACTAATGGCACGACTGCGACCACCGGCATTTTGGATATGCCCAGCGAGATCATCGCGGGCAACATGATCATCAGCACTGATTACGCGCTGACGATCAAAGCGAGCGTCTATCCATCGCTGGGCTACGGCAGTTCGCTGACCGTGGCTGGCGTTGCATACACGGTTCGAGAGGTGCGCCTGCAAGATGATGGCGCATTCAAAGTGGTCTACTTGCAGAAGGTCTGAGGATGGCCGGTGAGACACTGGACCTCAACTTCACGACAGGCGTTTATAGGATCTGGATGGTGAGCAGAAGAGAACAGATCCTTGCCCGCATTGCCCTGCTGTTGACGCCAACGATCAACGTGAGCGGTCGCGTGTATCGCAGCCGGGTTGAGCCTTTGGCCCGCAACGAATCGCCTGCGATCGTTGTTGAACCATCGGCCGACAACGCCGAGCAGGACACGCTGGGCACACTGCAGTGGACCATGATCGTGCGCGTCTCGGTAATCGTCCGAGGTGCAGTGCCAGACCAGATCGCGGATCCGATCATTATGGACGTGCACGAGCGCCTGCTGGTGGACACCACGTTGGGCGGCTACGTCACCGACATTGTGCCTGGCGCGACGAGCTGGGAATCATTGGAAGCAGATCAACCGGCGGGTGTGGTATCGGTTGAATATACCGTCACATACCGCACCACCCTCAATGCTCTGAGTTAAAATTCGCATACTGATAGCGAGGTCATCATGCCTTTGTTGAGCCGCAAGCGAGTGATCCTCGCAAAAACCGAAGTCACCTACGGCACGGATCCGACGCCGACCGGGGCCGCAAATGCGGTCCTTGTGCGGAACCTGTCGATCACGCCGCAGAATTCCGAGATCGTCGGCCGCGACCTGGTCCGTCCGTACCTGGGCGCCAGCGAGCAGCTGGTGGCCGGAGCGCATGTGACCTGCGAGTTCGAGGTCGAGGTCGCCGGATCCGGCACCGCTGGCACGGCTCCGGCTTACGGCCCGCTGCTCCTCGCGTGTGGTATGGCCGCAACGACTTCGGCGGGCGTGTCGGTGACCTATGCGCCGGTCTCTGCCTCATTCGGGTCGGTGACGATCTACTACAACGTCGACGGCGTGCTCCACAAGGTGACCGGCGCTCGCGGCAATGTGCAGATCAGCCTGCAGGTGGGCCAGATCCCGGTGTATCGGTTCAGCTTCACGGGCCTGTACAACGCGCCGACCGACACGGCTCTGCCCAGCCCGACGTACACCGCGTTCCAGACGCCGCTCGCGGCCAACTCGGACAACACGACCGGGTTCCAGCTGCACTCGTACTCAGGCGCGATGCAGTCGGCCGAGATCAACTTCGGCAACGCGGTGAATTACCGCATGCTGGTGGGCGCCGAGGACGTTCTGATGACGGATCGCCAGGTGAGCGGCACTGTGGTGCTCGAGGCTCCGACGATCGCCGGCAAGGACTACTTCGCGGCCGCTCTGGCCACGACGATCGGCAACTTCCAGGTGACGCACGGCACCGTCGCAGGCAACCGGGTGCAGGTCACCTCGAGCCGGGTCTCGCTTGGACCGCCGACGTACCAGGACGCGAACGGCATTCATATGCTGAGCGTGCCGATGACCTTCGTGCCGAGCACGGCGGGCAATGACGAAATCTCGATCGTGGTGAGCTGATCATGGCGACATACCTATTCTCGGCACGCACGACCAACGGCAACAGCTCGGCGCTGTCGCACCCTGGCGGCCCGACGCTGTTGATCGTGCGCGGCACGTTCGACGGCGCCACCGTCAAGATCCAGGTGTCCGACGACGGCACGAACTGGGTCGATCTGCAATATGCCTCTTTCACGGCCGCGACGGCCGTGATCATGGACCTGCCGATCAATACTTTGATCCGCGCCAACGTCGCGGGCGCCGGCGCCGGGACCAGCATTACCGTGGCGATCTAAGATGATCCGCGCCGCCATCCGGGCCGCAATCGCGGCCGTTTTGTCATCCGCGATAGGTCGCGCTCAGTACACCGGCCAGACGCTGGACCTGGACTTTACGACTGAGACGTACCGCATAGAGGTCTGACATGAGCCTGGTATCTAAAGCATTCTCCGACATCGTTACGTTCTCGCGGTCGAGCAACGCCACCAGGGTCGGGCCGACGGGGCTGGTGGAGTATGCGCCGCACAATCTGCTGCTGAGGTCGCAGGAGTTCGATAACGCGAGTTGGATTAAAACAAACAGCGGCGGTGGATCTGCACCTGTTGTTACAGCCAACGCAGCAACCGCGCCTGACGGAACCGTAACGGCAGATCAAGTGGTGTTTGCTGCCCCGGTATCTGGAGATCAGTCACTTATCTATCAAGCCCCATCGACATCTGCTGGAACATATACCGGATCGTTTTACATTAAAGCATCAACGGCAGCAGACGTTGGCAAGATTATCGGTTTTCGTCATGTACAAGGAAGCGGTTACCTGTTTGTCACTCTGACGAACTCTTGGGTTCGAGTAACGTTAACTGAAGCAAGATTGACAGATAATTTTGAGATTATCTTGCGTCCTGCTCTTGGTACGTCATCTGGCACAGTAACGATTCATCTCTGGGGCGCCCAACTCTCCGTCGGCCCCTACGCTCTTGACTACACGCCCACCACCAGCGCCGCAGTCTACGGCCCGCGGTTTGACTACAACCCGGTGACGCTGGCGGCTAGGGGGTTGCTGGTGGAGGAGCAGAGGACGAATCTGCTGACGTACAGCGAAGATATCACTCAGTGGAGTGTCGCTGGCGGATCGCGAAGTTCTAACACAGCAGTATCGCCTGACGGCCAGACAACCGCCGATACTTATACTCAGTCGTCAGGTGGAGACTATTTATATCACAGTGCAGCTATTTCAAGCAGTACAACGTATACGCTTTCTGTGTTTTTAAAAGCAGGCACTAAAACTACCGCTCGACTTTGGTATGCGACTGGTGGAATTGGGACTTATGTGTTTATTGACATAAATCTTTCTGCTGGAACCATTGGATCTGTTAGTTCTGGTGGCGGAGCAACTGCTGCGGCTGCAAGCATTCAAGCATTTGGTAACGGATGGTATCGAGTTGCGCTAACCGGCAATCTTGGGGCCAACACGGTTGGATACCTTGTTTTAGGCAATGATTCAACCAGTGGCGGCGTTTACATCTGGGGCGCCCAACTCGAAGCCGGATCCTTCGCCACGTCGTACTTACCCACCCTCGCCTCCTCCGTCACCCGCAGCGCGGATGTTGCGAGTGTGAATACGTTGTCGCCGTGGTTTAACGCGACTGAGGGGACGTTGTTTATAGAAGCAAACATGCAGGACGCAGCAGGTGCAGGCATAAATTACGGTTTTGCGTCTTTTAATGACGGATCAGTAAATAATGAAATGCTGTTCTATAAATCATCCGGCGGCGCTCCAGCAGACGCGCGGTTTGCAACTGTTGTAAGCGGATCGCTTCAAGGTGACATTGATTCTGGCCTAAATCTGCAAGACAATGTTGTTTTCAAAATAGCTGGTTGCTTTAAATTGAATGACTTTGCAGTTTCTGCAAATGGGTTGTCGGTGCAAACAGACACAGTTTCGCAAGTGCCAACTGTGAATAATTTACAAATTGCATCAAGCCGTTTTGCCGGCGTTTTGAATGGCCACGTTCGTCGACTCGCCTACTACCCCCGCCGCCTGACCAACGCCGAGCTGCAAGCTCTGACCGCGTGAGGACACCATGCTTGACGATCTCCCACTGACCCCTCCCGTGCCGCTCTGGAACGACCTGATGCTGCGGTTCGCCTCGGAACAAGAAGCCACCGAGCAACTTGCCGCCGCTGGGCTCCTTATCGAGACGCAGGCGATTCTCGACGCCGAAGGCGCCATCCTGTCGCCCGCAGGCCACGCACCCGCACCCGGCGCCACGATCGACACGGTGGGCGTGATCTACAAGCCGACCGGCGAGACGATTGAGACCGACATGGGCGAGCAGCCCGAGATGGCACCGATCGAAGGCTGGCACGTTAACGTGCGCCTGGCGGCCGATCACCTCGTGCCGGAGCTGGACGCCTTCAAGGTCACACCGGCAAACCCTGTAAGGATCTGGGCCTGATCAACACAATTGGGGTAAAACGTGGCCGCATACGAGGTTTTAGCTTTAAACACAGCAGTCCCGCAGATTCAAGCCGCACAAGCAGGCGACAGCTATGTCATGGTGGTGAACGCCACCACTCCAGCACTCAGGATCACGCAGACGGGTACTGGCGATTCCATTCTGGTGGAGGATGCAGCTAACCCGGACAGCAGCCCGTTTGTGGTGAGTGCAGCGGGGGATGTTGGGATTGGGACGAATGCGCCTGCCAATAAGCTGCACGTCAACTCTGGTGCGTCAACCACTGCCGCGCTGATTGAAAGCACAGGCACAAGCGTATTTGCTGGACTGAAAAACTCAGGCTCTATCGCCTACATTGGCTCGGACAATACTGGCGCGTTTCTGGTTCAAACACCCGGCAGCGGCTTTAGTACAAAATTGACTGTTGACATCTCCGGCAACGTCGGGATTGGGACGACTTCGTCGGGGTACAAGTTGGAAGTAAACGGCGGCGCATCTGATGCTATGTCGCTGTTTAACAGCACGAATGCAAACGGCGCACATCTGCGTTTTGCTGCGTCCGGAACGGTGAAGAGCTTTATCGGTGGCGCACCGGGTTTTCTCGGTAGCGGAACAGCAGACGATCTTGGTATTAGGGCGGTTGGTTCTGTCTTGTTTGCCACTAACGGCAGTAGCGTAGACATGACCCTCAACTCCTCCGGCAACCTCGGTCTGGGGGTGACGCCTAGTGCTTGGTATACATCTGGTTCAACAGTCGCACAAGTTAGACAGGCTTCTTTTTACGCTGTTGATAATATTGCGCTTGAAATTGGAAATAACGCTTTCTTAACTTCTGGTGGTTCTACTTGGAACTACATCAATACAGGTTTTGCAACTCGTTATAACTCAAGCAGCGGAAGACACATTTGGTACAACGCCCCCTCCGGCACCGCAGGCGACCCGATCACCTTCACCCAAGCAATGACGCTGGATGCTAGTGGGAATTGGATGGTTGGTGGTACAACAGCAATTGGTAGAGCAACAGTTGTAGGCGGGACAACCCAAGTCGCATTCCACGATGGTAATGGCAGCAATACAAATTACGGCTATTTGAATTATGGCGGCAGTAGCGGTGAGTTAACGCTTAACGCAAACTCTAGCGGTGGTAGCACGCTTATTCGCTTTTTGACATCAAATGCGGGGACTAATGCAGAACGCGCCCGTATCACCAGCGGTGGGTACTTTAAGGCGAGTAATACGGGGACCTACGCAGACAGCACTGGCGGATACAACGAGTTTTATCAAACCAACAATACTGATTCTGTTCGTGTAACAAGTACATCTAGTGCCGTGTCTGGCGCATATGGTGTATACATCAATTTAACCGCTGATCCAAACTCAACAGATTCATTTTTCCTTCGTTGTTATGGCGATGCTAACCAACGCGCATCTATCCGATCCAACGGCGGTCTTGCCAACTACCAAGCAAACGATGTCAACTTGTCAGACGCTCGGCTTAAAACGGATATTGCCCCGGTTGCTTCGTACTGGGACAAGATCAAGTCGCTTGAGATCGTATCGTTCAGGTACAAAGACCAAACCGATGACATTGCAAACATCGGCGTAATTGCCCAGCAGGTTGAATCTGTTGCGCCTGAGTTTGTGAGCAACGATGGATTTGGCGAAGCGACAGAAGGCGAAGTGCCGTACAAGACGATCTACACGACCGATATGTATCACGCAGCCATCAAAGCCCTGCAAGAAGCAATGGCCCGTATTGAAACCCTAGAGGCCGAAGTGGCCGCACTCAAAGGGGCTTAATAATGAACTGGAACATCTCCCGTCTTGACTGCAAAGTATCAGAAGGCGATCTGTCTGACGTTTGCATCGTGGCTCACTGGCAGTGCTCGGATACCGTAGACGGCTACTCAGCTTCTGTCTACGCCACCTGCTCGCTGCCCTCGCCTGATCCTGAGTCCTTTACACCCTACGCCAGCCTGACCCAAGAGCAAGTGCTCGAATGGATCTGGGCGAATGGGGTTGACAAGGACGCCACTGAAGCGGCAGTCTTGCAACAGATCGAGAATCAAAAGAATCCGCCCGTGGTAGCGCCACCGCTGCCGTGGGCTGCGTAGAGTTGCAACCACATCAAAGTTGATTAATGTTCAAACTATCGCAATCTGACACCTACACCTGGCCGGTAACGGTCGAAGTTCCTGCTGACGGTGGACGCACTGAGAAAGCCACGTTTGACGCTGAGTTCAAGCGTCTTACACAGTCTCGCATTGAGGAGATCCGCAAGCTCATTGAGCGCGAGGAGATCCGCGACGTGGATCTGGTGCGTGAGGTGATGGTTGGGTGGTCGAGCGTAGTTGACCAGGATGGTGCGGTGCCGTTCTCGGCGCAGGCGCTGGACCAGCTGCTTGAGGTGCCAATGGTCGCTGGCAGTATCGTTCTGGCGCTGTTCGCCAGCTTGTCAGGCGCCAAGCGAAAAAACTGATTGACGCCGCCAGGCACTGGGCGCAGGGCGGCGTACAAGACGATACAGCAGAGGATCTTGCGGCGTTTGGGGCGACTGCTGAACAGCTGGACAGCTTGCCTCAAGCTGACACGGATTTTGCGGTCTGGGAAGAAAACACCGACTCTGTCGTTATGTTCTTGAGACTGCAGACCCAGTGGAACGTATCATCGACTGGCATCTTCCTTGGTTTGAACTATCCTGCTGTCGAGGCATTGTTTAAAATCCATGCTGTGGCAGATCAGGCTGCAATGATGAATGATCTGCAGACGATGGAACTTGCGGCGCTGCAGGTTCTGAATAAGCGGGAGAGCTGACGTGGCGTTAAACTTTCCTCTTGCCATCGGCATTTCTGCCAATGTGCAAGGGACGCAACAGGTCGATCGACTGACCGACAGCCTCAAGCGCATGGGTCAGCAGGGTGACACGTCGGCCCGTCAGATCAACAACGCGATGCGCCAGTTGCCGGCGCAGTTTCAGGACGTTGCTGTCAGCTTGGCAGGTGGGCAGAACCCGCTGATGGTTCTGCTGCAGCAGGGCTCGCAGATCACTACATCGTTTGGCGGAATTGGTAATGCGATCCGCGGCATTGGATCGGTTATCACGCCTGCGGTGGGTGGATTCGCGCTGCTTGCTGGAGCGATTGGTGGCGTCGGCGCGGCGTTTATCGCTGGGTACAAAGAAAGCCGCGAGTTTTCGCGCACCTTGGCATTGACCGGCAACTTCGCCGGCATCACCGCGGACAATTACGAGCGCATGGCTGAGGCGATTGCTGCGACGACGCAGGCGTCGATGTCCAACGCTCGAGGGTTTCTATCGGCTGCGGTTGGAACCGGAGACATCGGCCCTGGAGCTGTGCGGTCAGTTGCGACCGCCATGGGCAACATCCAGCGTCTGACGGGTGCCACGCGCGATGAGGTGGTCAAGATGTTCGATGGCCTAACCGATAGTGCGTCGGATTGGGCAGTCAAAACCAACCGCAATTTTAACTTTTTGAGCCGCGAGCAGTTCGCTTATATCCGGCAGCTTGAAGAACAAGGTCGCAACGATGAGGCGATTAAGTTTGCTGCGGATGCTTTAAATGATTCGCTTGCTACGCGCCAAGTAAGACTTGGCTCACTCGAACGTGCTTGGAATTCGTTGACTTCTGCAATTGGGTCAGCGCTTGACAAGATGAAAAGCATTGGCCGGGTTGAGACGGTTGGTGAGGAGCTGGCGGGGCTGCAAGCTCGGCTTGACTCTGCGAGATTTATGCAACAACGCATGACACAACGTGGGCAGATTGCACCAGGTGCGAGTCCTGAGATGCTGCGTCTGCAAGGTCAAATCGACGCCCTCAACGAAATGATGGGCCTTGAGGAACAGCAAGCTGCAATCCGTGCCGCCATTGCCGCTGACAATAAACGAGGCATTGACGAAGAAAAGAAAGCCGAAGAAGAGCGCAAAAAAGCCGCGCAAGAAGAAGCCGCGCGCGCGAAGCAGCGAGCTGACATGCTTCAAAAGGTCCGAGACGAGATCACCAAATTGACTGTTGGTGAGCTTGGTTATCAGCTGTTGCTTGCTGATCGGTTGGGCATGACAGATGACGAGATCGCGCATTACCGCAGCTTGTTGAATGCGGTGTCAGCATTGCGTGATCAAGAACGCTTAGGCGAAGAAGAACGCAAGCGTGCCGCTGACGCTCAGAAGCTGCGTGACGAGGAGTCGCGGCGATTGGTGATGGATCGCATGAAGCTTGAGGCTGAAGGCCGGCAAGTAACGGAGCAGAACCGGACGCCGCTTGAAAAGTACAACGACGAGTTGGATCGGATGCAGTCTCTGCTACAGCGAAATGTCATCACATACGATACCTATATTCGCAGTGTGCAAAAAGCATCAGAGGAATTTAGCGGCGCAGCGAAAGAACAGAAAAACCTATTGCGTGAATTGACCCAAGCGCTAGAAGGATGGGGTAAACAATCAGCAAGCGCATTTGCTGATTTTGCGATGGGAGTCAAGACATCATTTAAAGATATGGCAAGGTCTGTAATCAAGGACATCATCACAATGGTGTCGTATCAGACGCTTATGAAGCCATTATTTTCGATGTTAGGCGCTGCATTGACTCCGGCACCAACAGACATCAGTACGCTTCGCGCAATCCCTGGTTTGGCAATGGGCGGCGTTATGTCGTCCAGCGGATTGCAGCCTTTGAAGCGCTATGCCCGCGGCGGCATCGCCAACAGCCCGCAGCTTGCTGTGTTTGGCGAAGGCTCAATGCCAGAGGCTTATGTCCCGCTGCCAGACGGCCGCTCGATTCCGGTTACGATGCAAGGCGGCGGCAGCACTTCAGTTGTCGTTAACGTGTCGGTTGACGGCGGCGCTCCGCAGGTTCAGAACGATCAGGGCGCTGGCCAGCTGGGCAGGCTCATTGCAGGCGCAGTCAAGGCCGAGCTGATCAATCAACGCCGTCCTGGCGGCATTTTAGCGGCGGCGTGATATGCCTACTTTCACATACGCTCCAGATTATTCGGCACAGGTGTCAATCAAGCCGCGTGTGCGATCGATTCAGTTTGGTGATGGGTATGAGCAGCGCCAGGCTGACGGGATCAACACGCAGCCGCAGCGCTGGAACCTGACGTTTGCCAATCGTTCCAACACGGACACCACAGCCATCACTGGTTTCCTGTCCGCTCGAGGCGCGGTCGAGGCTTTCGACTGGACGCCGCCAGACTCGACAGCATCGATCAAGGTGATCTGCCGCGAATGGCAGAAGACGATGAACCGATTCAACATCAACACGGTTACCGCATCGTTTGAACAGGTGTTCGAGTGACGACACCGTCAACCATTACGTCGGAGATCCAGAAGCTCGCCCCAAGCGCGATTATTGAGCTGTTCGTACTGGATTGCACCAGTTTTGGCGGCAGCCTGTATCGTTTCCATGCTGGCACCAACCAATTGCGTGGCAATGTCGTCTGGCAAGGCAACACTTACACTGCTTTTCCTATTCAGGTCGGCGGGTTTGAGTTTTCGGGTAATGGTCAATTGCCAAGACCAAAGATTGCTGTGTCCAACGTGGCCGGGACGATCACGGCGCTGGTGCTGGCATACTCGGATCTTCAAGGTGCGAAGGTCACCCGCAAGCGCACGTTGGTCAAGTATCTTGATGACGCAAACTTTAATCAGCAGTCGCTGGACTTGAACTTCACTGCGCAGGACTATCGCGTGCGGTCCAGCAGCGCGGATCCGACCGCGGAGTTTGCTGACGAGATCTTTTACGTTGATCGAAAGGTCGTCGAGACCAAGGACGTTGTCGAGTTCGAACTTGCTGCGGCGTTTGATGTTGCTGGGGTTCAGCTGCCGCGCAGGCAGATCATTCAAAACGTCTGCACTTGGAAGTACCGCAGCACGCAGTGCGGATACTCTGGCAGCAACTACTGGAATACGTCCGATCAAGTTGTCGGTTCGCTCGCGCTGGATGCGTGTGGCAAGCGTTTGTCCAGCTGCAAGCTGCGGTTTGGCGAATACCAACCTTTGCCGTTTGGCGGGTTCCCAGCAGCTGGGCTCACGCGATGAGACGCGATGCCTACACGCATGCGATGACCGAGTTTCCGCGCGAGTCTTGCGGTCTGGTTGTCATGGCGAGCCGCGGGCCAACGTATCACCCGTGCGACAACCTATCAAACGCAGCATCATGTTTTCTGATGGACCCAAACGACTACGCTCGAGCTTCTGACATGGGCGAAGTGGTGGCGGTAGTGCACAGTCACCCTAACATGCTGCCAACGCCCAGCTCAATCGATCGTCAAGCGTGTCAAGCTAGCGGGTTACCGTGGCACATTGTGTCGGTGCCTAACGGCAGTTGGGCATACTGCGAGCCGCAGGGTTACACGCCAGATTTGATTGGCCGACAATGGGTTCATGCGGAGTCGGATTGCTACACTTTGGTTCGTGACTGGTACCGGATCAACGGATCAATCTACCTTAACGACTACGATCGTAATGTCGAATGGTGGAAGCACGGAGATGACCTGTATTGCGACCATTTTCGCGATGAAGGGTTTCGTGAGATTAGACTTAGTGAGGTTGAGCCTGGTGATGCTTTATTGATGCGAGTCGGCAGCAAAGTTGTCAACCACGCAGCGATCTATCTGGGCGATAATGTCATCCTGCACCACGTTCAAAATCGCCTGTCTGGCCGAGAGATGCTGGACGACACATGGATGCGGCGCGTTACACACGCATTGAGATATGCTGACGATCCTGTTATTGGGTGAGCTTGGTAAGCGCTACGGTCGGCAGCATCGCATGGACGTGCGATCGCCTGCAGAAGCTATTCGAGCGCTTGCGGCTAACTTCCCTGATTTCGTATCTTGGATGTCCAGCTCGGCGGAGCGCAACGTCGGCTATCGAGTGATCTCAGGCGATGAGTCGATCACTGCGTCGGAGCTGCATAACCCTGCCAGCAGGCGAGTGATCATTGCGCCAGTGATCATGGGGGCTGGTGGAGATAATCCGCTTACGAAGATATTGATTGGCGGTGCATTGATCGCGTTGGCCTTTTACACTGGTGGCGCGACGCTTGGAGAAGCTGGGCTTGTGTTCTCTGGCTTGGCTGGTCAAGTCGCGTTTGGTGTAGGCGTCTCCCTCGCCCTCGGCGGTGTTGCGCAGCTGCTTGCACCGACACCGCAAGGTGTACAGCCATTGGAAGCCACACCATCAAGCTATATTTTCGACGGCCCAGTCAATGTCACCGCCCAGGGCAACCCTGTCCCGATCGGCTATGGCAGGATGATCGTCGGCAGCGCGGTGATCTCAGCCGGCATCACGGTAGACGACATCTCTGTTATTGAGGAAAAAGTTGCTGATCCGGCGGCGTTTTACGATCCGAATGCTTACGATCCAAATGCTGTTCAGACATAGCACGCATTGATATGGCTACCACCCTTCAATCACGCGCATTCGCCCAAGTGCTGGACCTTGTCAGCGAAGGCGAAATCGTCGGTTTGGTCGACGGTGCCAAGTCAATCTATCTTAATGGCACTGTTCTTGAGAACGCTGACGGTAGCCGCAACTTTCAGAACGTGACGTTTGAGGGGCGCACCGGTACGCAAGCGCAGACCTATATTCCGTCTGCTGCAGCCGTCGAATCAGCGATTGCGGTTTCTAGCGAGGTCACTGCGGCAACATCGTTGGTCAGGACGGTGTCCAATTCTGAAGTGGATGCGGTTCGAGTAGTGTTGTCAGTGCTCGCCCTGTACAAAGCCGAGAATGACGGTAAGCAAGCTGGAACCAGTGTTCAGATCGCAATCGACGTGCAAGCCAGTGGCGGCAGCTACGTCACACAGGTAAACGACACGATCGATGGCAAAGCGACTTCAAAGTACCAGCGAGCCTACCGCATTGCATTGACCGGATCTGCTCCTTGGAACGTCCGGGTGCGGCGCATTACAGCTGATGCAACTGATCTGTCGCTACAGAACAAAACCTACTGGGACAGCTACACAGAGATTATTGAGGCCAAGCTTCGGTATCCCAACTCCGCGCTGATCTCAATGCGATTTGATTCGGCTGCGTTCCAAGGCATACCGTCTCGAGCATTTGATCTCAAGTTGCTCAAGATCCAAGTACCGGTCAACTACGACCCAGTTGCTCGGACATATAGCGGCATCTGGGACGGTACGTTTAAGACAGCGTGGACCGACAACCCGGCTTGGGTGTTCTACGATCTGGTGACCAACGAGCGATACGGGCTGGGCACCTATGTGCCGGCTGCTCAGGTTGATAAGTGGGCGTTGTACACGGTCAGCCAGTATTGCGACGAGCAGGTCAACGACGGGTTTGGCGGTACAGAACCTCGCTTCACCTGCAATCTTTACTTGCAGTCGCGGCAAGAAGCGTTTAAGGTCATCAACGATCTGGCGAGCGTGTTTCGCGGGATGGTTTATTGGTCATCCGGTTCGCTGACCGTCTCGCAGGATGCGCCTAAGGACGCCGTGGCTTTGTACACGCAGGCGAACGTCGTCAATGGCCAGTTCATATATTCAGGTGCGAGCGCAAAGGCCAAGCACACCGTGGCGCTGGTCACTTGGAATGATCCGGACGACCAGTATCGTCAGAAGATTGAGTACGTCGAGAACGCAACGCAAATCGCTCGCCTTGGAGTAATCCAGACTGAGGTCACCGCGTTCGGCTGCACCTCGCGCGGCCAGGCCAATCGAGTTGGTCGCTGGCTTTTGTTTTCTGAGGAACTTGAGTCAGAGACGGTTACGTTCAGCACTGGCATTGAGGGCGCCGTTGCGCGGCCTGGTGATGTGATCAAGGTTGCTGACTCGGCTCGAGCTGGTGCCCGCATGGGTGGCCGGGTAAAGTCTGCGACTACGACACAAATCACAATTGACGATCTAATCGCTTTGACTGGGATTGGATTTGAATTTTTTGTGCTTTCGAGTAGCGGTACCCAATACATCGTCAATTTAACTATTGCAAACAGTGCTGGTACAGCCTACTCAGTCGTACCGTTCGCTAGATCAACTAGTGGAACTGATTACTTCATTGACGGCGAATGGACGATGATTGTGATGTTGCCGGATAACACGGTAGAGTCACGAGCAATATCGTCCATTTCTAATCAAGTCATAACGCTCACAACGGCACTTTCTCAAGCTCCGCAAGCCAATGCTCAATGGATCATTTCACGGCAGACAATCCAAGAGCAAATTTTTAGAATCGTCACGGTATCTGAAAACGACGGATCTGTTGACATAACGGCACTGAAACACAATCCAGACAAGTACGATGCCGTCGAAAACGGGCTGGTCATCACTCCTCGAGACATCTCAATCCTTGACGACGCAACCGACCCCGTCACCAATGGTGCAGTCACCGAGTATCTGTATACGACAACGACAGACGTGAAGGTTGGCGCAACCATCACTTGGACGCCGCCGAGCCGCGCGACAAGTTACTTGGTTGAGGTTCGCATTGACCAGCAGAACCTGGTGCAATACACCACGCAATCGGCTTCGCTTGAGCTGCTTGATTGCGAGGTTGGCACTTACATCATCACGGTGTACGCGCTGAACATCACAGGCAAGAAGTCAGCTGCCTACACGTTCACCGCCTCCGTGCTGGGCAAGACCGCCAACCCGGCAAATGTCACGGGGCTCCAGCTGGTGGCTCAGGGCGCAAACGGTCTCTTGCAGTGGGACCAACATCCAGACCTGGATGTCCGCATTGGCGGCCAGATCGCCATTCGGTACTCTGATCTCACCACCAGCGCAACGTGGAACACGTCGATACCAGTCGCAGAGTTTGCTGGATCGGCCACAAGCGGCACGGTGCCCATTGCCGCAGGGACGTATCTTGCCAAGGCTGTCGACAGCACTGGTCAATATTCGTTAGGCACTGCAACCATATTGAGTCAGACCCTGTCGATCATCCAGTACAACGCGGTGGTGACCAGCGATCAAGATCCTGGCTTCACCGGCACCAAAACCAACATGTTCGTGGAATCGAACAAACTTAAATTAGACTTGGTTCCAACCCCTTCGCTCGATCTTGACTTTACTGCAGGAACTTATGAAGAAGGCGAAGTGTATCCAGATCCAGTGGTTCAATCTGGAGAGTACGAGTTTTCGTCATACATCGATGTAAGCGCTATCTACACCAGCCGCGTGTCTGTCAATTTCGCAGCTGCAGCGGTAAATTTAGCCAACCTTGTCGACAATTGGCCAACCATAGACAGCATTGGCGACCTTGATCTTGGTGACATACCGGTCAACTATGTCGACAGCTGGACTGACTGGGATGCGGTGCTCAACTTTGACGGCGAGCAAGAGCTGGGCGATGCCGCCATCTCATTCCAAATCGCAACGACCAACGATGATCCAGCTGGCACCCCAATATGGTCTGCTTGGCGCACGTTCTATCTTGGTGATTACACCGCTCGAGCGTTCAAGTTCAGGCTGTTGGTCGATCGTGGAACTGACCCGTACACGCAAGTTGAGGTATCTGATCTTGGCGTTACAATCGATGTTCCAGATCGCATCGAAAGCGCCAACAATATTGCCGTCACAACCTCTGGCCTGTCGGTGACGTTTGCCAATCAGTTCTATTCGACGCCAGCGATTGCGGTGACGCCGTACAACATGGCCACCGGGGACTACATCGTGATGTCAGCACAATCCGCCACCGGATTCACTGTCACCTTTAAGAATTCAGCCGGCACCAATGTGGCCAGAACAATGGACTGGATTGCCAAGGGCTACGGCTACAAGACGACCTAGGGGTATACATGAGCCAGCACGACTATGACGTAGCGAACGGCAGCGGGTCCAGCGTTAGAGCTGACCTCAATGCGCTTGCCGGCGCTATTCAATCACAGAACTCTGGAACATCCGCTCCTGCGGCGACTGTTGCTGGGCAAGTCTGGTATGACACCACAAACGACGCAATGAAACAGCGTAACTCAGCCAACACTGGATGGGTTGCGCAGGCCGAAGCAATCGCCGGTGGCCACCTTGCTGGGCACAGAAATCGCATCATCAATGGTGCGATGCGAATCAGTCAGCGTAACGCATTTGCCAGTCAAACAATAACGGCAGGCGCGGCCTTGGCATATACGGTTGATAGATGGTATGCGTACTGCACAGGCGCTAATGTCACTGGAGCTAAGTATCAACCAGTATCACTCGCTCCAACTTATTATCGGTTTACAGGCGCGGCCAGCAACACAGGCGTCGGGTTTGGACAGCGCATTGAGCAGGTCAATTGCTATGACATGGCAGGTGAAATTTGCACCTTGTCAGCGAAAATCTCATCCAGCGCATTGACATCAATCACATGGACCGTTTATCGCGCCAATACAGTGGACGCCTTTGGCACGCTCGCATCACCAACGCGCACGCAGATCGCCACTGGCACGTTTTCAATTACGTCAACTGAAGCAACGTACTCAGCGCAAATCAACACCGGGGCTACTGCTCAAACCGGTCTTGAAATCGTGTTCACGACTGGCGCGCTGTTGGCGTCTCAGACGTTGACGATTCGTGATGTCCAGTTTGAGCTTGGCGGTGTGGCGACACCGTTTGAGCATCGGATGTTTAATGATGAGCTGGCCATGTGTCAGCGATACGCAGTTCAAGAATTAGTTTTTTCGCAGGTATACCAAGGAAACACCGGGGCTCAATATCTTGTCCCAACAACTTTGCCAGTACCGATGCGTGCAACGCCAACTGCTAGCATTGTTGGTGCAGTCACATACAGCAATTCAAGCAATTTAGTGCTTGGCCCGTTTAACAATCGTGTAATACATAACGTGGTTACCGTCGCCGCCGCCGGGCAAGTAAATGCTTCATGGACATATCTTGCATCAGCGGAGCTATAAATGAGCCAACACGACTACATTCTCGCAAACGACACCGGCGCCAACTTCCGCGCCGATCTCAACAACGCTTTGGCAGCGATTGCGACGGCCAACTCTGGTACGACTGCGCCAACCACGACGTATGCCAATCAGATTTGGTATGACACTACGCTTGGCATTTTAAAGATTCGCAATCCAAGCAATACAGACTGGCTATCTTTCCAACCTCTTATTCGTGGAACATCTCAATCACCGGTCTCGGTTGCATGTGATTTCACTGGGATACCAAACGGTACAAGACGTATCACAATAATGTTGTCCAACATATCAACGAGCGGGACAAGCAACATGCTTGTCCAGCTTGGTACGTCTTCCGGATTTGTAACCTCTGGGTATACGTCGTCGTGCAATCAATTCAGCGGTTCACCTGGTAGCAGTACATCATCTGCTGGTTTCTTGATTCAAGAAGCTGTTGTATCAACTGCATTCATTAATGGCCAAATTGTATTAACAAATATTGATGGTAATAATTGGATTTACTCATCAAATTTATCTGACAGTCAACCCACCAATGCAATTGGCGCAGGTCGCAGATCTTTAAGTTCCGTACTTGATCGTGTCCGAATTACGATGGTCAATGGCACAGATACCTTCCAAAGTGGTTCTATCAACATCCTGTACGAATAATCATGGAACAACACGATCTTGAGGCAAAGTTGATGACGCACGAAGAAGTCTGCGCAGTGCGTTATGAGGGTATCAATGCGCGGTTGAAGCGGCTTGAGACCATCCTCATTGGTTCTGCAGGCGCGATCATAATTCTGTTGTTGTCGCTTGTTCTGCGGGTCAAATGATCGAAGTCGCCGCAATCTTGGCAACCGCGCAGGCCGCTGTTGCAGGTATAAAGCAGGCCATCCAAGTCGGAAGGTCAGCACAAGATTGTCTCGGCGATTTTATGAAACTGTTCGATGCGCAGGATAAGCTGCAAAAGGCCAGCACGGACGAGCGATCGAAGGTCAAAGGAGATAGTCAGCAGCAGTCGGCAATGAGCGAGGCGCTTGAGTCTGTAATCGCAGCCAAGAAAATTCGCGAAATGACAGAGGATTTAAAGCAGCATCTAGTATGGAGCGGCCAGGCTGATGTCTGGGAGGATATCCAGCGCGAGCACAACGCGGTGGTGCAGCGGCGCAAAGCTGCAGAGCTTGCCGCCCAGCGTGAGCGTGAGCGGTTGGCCAAACAGAGAAAGGAGCGGGCGCTGATCGCTGTCGTTGTCGGCACCGGCGGCATCATCCTGTTTCACCTCGGCAACTACATCATTCACGCTTGGCCTCGAGGTTGAGATGCGAGCGCTTGC